CAATTTTCTGCTTTCATCTTTGTGCAGAATATGCTGGAAATTTCGTTGACTTCCCCTTTGGTTTATGGTAATATACATCATGCCGAAAGGCAAAAACAACGAAAACCGGAGGAAAAAACAATGTGGACAGAAGGAACGATTCAAGTAGGAACAAGTACTTTTCACTACTGGGTGAAACATTACGAGGAGCCTGCCATTTTTGGATATGAGGAAGGCAGAGCCTCGAAAATCTCCCTGCGGCGGAATGGCAAAACGGTGTTCAATTTTGACCGGGGCATGGATATTCCGCCAGAGGATGAAGAAACCGAAACTGCACTGGCGATCCTGCTGAAACAGTACAACTGATTCTTCCAAAACCGAATCCCACGAGCCGGAGCCGAAAGGCTCTGGCGGTCGTACCGGAAAAATTTCTATTGGTGTATCTTACACAAGAAAACGGCGAAATTTCTACGTTTTTTCTGTCTGTTTAGCCGCTTGCTATCCTTGCTTTTGTATGGTAACATGGTTACAATGGGAATGGAATCTCGATTACAAAACTGCCCCATGAGGGCATTAAAATAAATGATGCAGACTTGCTTTTGGCAGGTCTTTTTTGTTTGGAGGTGAGAACAATAGCAAGATTTAAACCGACCCGTTTTATGGCGGAGGATTCCAAGTATAACAAAAAGGCGGCAGATTATGCTGTTTCCTTTATCGAATGCCTCAGCCATACCAAAGGCACCTGGGCAGGAAAGAAATTTGAACTGCTGGACTGGCAGGAACAGATTATCCGAGACCTGTTCGGAATCTTGAAACCGAACGGCTATCGGCAATTCAACACGGCTTACATTGAGATTCCGAAGAAAAATGGCAAATCAGAGCTTGCTGCTGCCGTTGCTCTGCTATTAACTTGCGGTGACGGTGAAGAACGTGCCGAAGTTTACGGCTGTGCTGCCGACCGCCAACAGGCTGCCATAGTGTTTGATGTGGCTGCCGACATGGTGCGAATGTGCCCTGCCCTTTCCAAGCGAGTGAAGATCCTGACCTCACAAAAGCGTATCGTGTACATCCCGACCAACAGCTTTTATCAGGTGCTTTCGGCAGAAGCCTACTCCAAGCACGGTTTCAACATTCACGGGGTTGTGTTTGATGAACTGCATACGCAGCCGAACCGAAAGCTCTTTGATGTTATGACCAAAGGCTCCGGCGATGCCAGAATGCAGCCTTTGTATTTTCTCATCACCACAGCCGGAACGGACACAAATTCAATCTGCTATGAAGTTCACCAAAAGGCAAAGGACATTCTGGAGGGCAGAAAGCATGATCCGACTTTCTATCCGGTTATCTATGGTGCAGATGAATCCGAGGACTGGACTGACCCGAAGGTGTGGAAAAAAGCAAATCCGTCACTCGACAAGACAATCGGCATGGATAAGGTGTTGGCGGCGTGTAATTCTGCAAAGGAAACTCCCGGCGAAGAGAACGCTTTTCGACAACTGAGACTCAATCAATGGGTAAAACAGGCGGTACGTTGGATGCCGATGGAGAAATGGGACAAATGCAAGGTCGCTTTTGATGAATCCGAACTCGAAGGAAGAATCTGCTACGGTGGACTTGACCTTTCCTCTACAACGGATATTACAGCTTTTGTTTTGGTATTTCCTCCAACAGATGATGACGAGCATTACTACGTTCTGCCCTACTTCTGGCTGCCGGAAGAAATGTTGCCTTTAAGAGTTCGCCGTGACCACGTTCCCTATGATGTGTGGGAGCAGCAGGGTTATCTGAAAACAACGGAGGGCAATGTTGTCCACTATGGCTTTATCGAAAACTTCATCGATGAACTGGGGCAGAAATTCCATATCAAAGAAATTGCTTTTGACCGTTGGGGTGCGGTGCAGATGTCACAGAATCTGGAGGGACTTGGTTTTACGATGGTGCAATTCGGGCAAGGATACAAAGATATGTCACCGCCGACCAAGGAACTGATGAAGCTGACCTTGGAACAGACACTTGCCCACAACGGACACCCTGTTTTAAGGTGGATGATGGATAACATTTTCATTCGCCGTGACCCTGCCGGAAACATCAAGCCGGACAAAGAAAAATCCACAGAGAAAATTGACGGTGCGGTTGCCCTGATTATGGCTCTTGACCGTGCAATTCGCTGTGGATTGGGTGATTCTGGGGCGAGTGTTTATGATGAGAGGGAGTTGTTAGTTTTATAATTATTGTAAATTTGGAAAATGATTGTTTAAGATTAACGATTAGATAGCAAGAACTTATTTAACAAGTGTTTATTCCACTCATCTTCACAAATAAAGCTTAGCACAGCCGAATCAAAAGAAAGAAGGTATGAATTTTGATCAAATATAATACTCTTCTTTCTATTTACAACTTGCTTGTCAACAGAGCCAACATAAAGCATATCAAAGATATCGTTCTTTTTGAGTTTCTGACCCCGTTCTAACCAAGCACTAAGAAGTGTTTTTATGTATTTAGCTTGATGCTTTGTATATCCCTTTTCCCTGAAAATATCAGGGATTCTTGTTTTAGCTTCCTGTAGAAAAGTAGAGTCAGTAGCAAGAGCGTCAACAACAATTCTCATTATGTGGTCTTCATCAAAACCACTATTGCGTGCTTTTTGAGCTGAATTACACATTACCGTGTATAAATCTTGTTCATTTTCCAAGAACTTCGTCACCGTGTCAATAATCATTTGAAAAATAACACAGTTTTGAACAAGCAATTCCATATATTTTTTCTTTAAATATTGCTGTGATTTATTATTATCCGCATACCCGTCTTTAAGAGATTTAGTTAATTGTGAGGTGTGGTCTTCTTTCATTTCATTTAAAAAATCATTGCCTAAATAGTGCAAGACGTTTCCCCTGATATCATCAGTTAATGAAGAAATAGATTTAAGGTAATAATCCGCATACAATAAGCTGATTGTTTGAAGGAACACATATGCGTGTCGAATCTCTATTTCTATCTTTACATCAAGCAATTTATACGCATATTTTTTTAGTGTATCTCTTGATGCACATAATTGTAGAATGGTTAGTTCGTCCGATGTAAAGCAGTGATTAGGTAAATTATTCAGAACCTTTATATTTTTATCTTTTATGAATGAAAGAATGTTCTTTATATCATCCGGATAATCTCTAAAATGGACAACTATCTCCATAAGCACAGAAGCAGGTAAACTCAAATCAGTACGGATATCTAAATAATTACATAGTTTATTTACATCAAGGTTAGGATCACTTAGAGGTAAATGCAACATATCCCTACCATAATACCAATAAATGGCGTTAGCGTCTAAATATATCATATTGCACATCCTTTTTATAAAAATTACAACTTAGCTAAATCTAATACCCAGATTTACTATATTATATCACATCTCACCGAAAAATTCAATCCTGAAAGGAGCGTGATCCCCATGAGCATTTTCAAAGGACTTTTCAAAAGCCGCGATAAGCCCCAGAACAGCTACGACAGCCCGTCCTACACCTACTTTTTTGGACGAGCGCACAGCGGCAAACGAGTGGATGACCGAAGTGCCATGCAGCATACTGTTGTGTACGCCTGTGTAAGAGTATTGTCGGAAGCAATCGCACAGTTGCCTTTGCATCTATATCAATACACTGAAAACGGAAAAGAGCGAGTGCCGCAGCACCCGCTCTATTTTTTGCTCCACGATCAGCCAAATCCAGAAATGACATCATTTGTTTTCAGGGAGACCTTAATGTCCCACTTACTGATTTACGGTAATGCCTATGCACAGATCATCCGAAACGGCAGAGGTGATGTTTTGGGATTGTATCCGCTGATGCCGGATAAGGTCAGAGTAGACCGTGACCAGCGAAACCGTCTGGTCTACATCTACAGCCGCTACGATGAAGCCAATCCAAACCTGAAACAGCAGGGCGATATTGTCCTGCAGGCAGAAGATGTGTTGCACATTCCCGGACTTGGGTATGACGGCTTGGTGGGATATTCTCCCATTGCTCTTGCGAAGAATGCAATCGGTATTTCCCTCGCCTGTGAAGACTATGGTTCTACCTTTTTCGCCAACGGTGCCAGTCCATCCGGTGTATTGGAACATCCGGGTGTCATTAAAAATCCAGAGCGTGTACGAGATGCCTGGCAGCGTGCCTATGGCGGTTCTAACTCGCATCATACCGCAATTTTGGAAGAGGGCATGAAATACACGCCTATTTCCATCCCCAATAATGAAGCACAGTTTCTCGAAACCAGAAAGTTTCAGGTAGAGGAAATTGCCCGGCTGTATCGAGTGCCGCTTCATATGATCGGCGATCTTGACCATGCCACATTCAGTAACGTGGAACATCTATCATTGGATTTCGTGAAATACAGTCTCGACCCGTGGATCGTTCGCTGGGAGCAAGGTATGATGAAAGATCTGCTTTCTGATTCAGAGAAAGGCAAGTATTT